AAATCTCTCATTAAAGATAACTATGGGCTGATGCAGTTGTACGTTTCCAGCCTTTCCCCTCATACTAAAAAAACAGTAAGATGGACAATCGATAATTTTAAATATGAATTCAACAAAACCAATACAGACGTGATGATGTTAGAAGACGGCATCAGCGAAAATAGTTGGAGCGATCTGGTGGTAGCTTTTAAACGCATATGCAAGAAATAAATTAAGGAGTGCATAATGAAAAAGTTTATTATTATAGCCATGGGATTGGCTTTTTGTGCGGGGTGTCATCTCCCGTACCCTTCCATCGGCCGCAGGACATTGCAACCCTATGAGCGTTACGAGGAAGTTTGCACCACGAAAGTAAACAAAAAGGGCGACAAGAAGAGAACCTGCCGATGGGTACGTTCACGATAATCCAATACTCCCGTAGCTCAGTTGGTAGAGCAAGCGGCTCATAACCGCCCGGTCGTAGGTTCAAGTCCTACCGGGAGTACTTCATAAAGGAGAAAAGTATGAATTTATTAGTATTAAGCAGTTTTATAGTAGGCCCAGTTATGGTAGCTTATTATTTAATCAAAAGAGAAATAAAAGCCGAAAAAGAAGTTAAAGTGTTTGACTCTCGTTGGCCGCGTTCGCGCTTCTAAAAATAACTAAAAAAATATTTTTAATGGTTCCGTTGCGTTATAGTTTTTTGAATTTTGGGATGAGATTAATGCCAAAATCAATGATATTTACTCTATAAAAAAACGGTTGAATATCGGCCGATAAACTTGCTTTTTTTAAAAAAATGAGTTATTATAAAAATCAATCACTGAGGTGTAATGGAAAATCTAGGAATATTTGGAAAAAGTTTCCAAGAAAATTTATGTAAGTTTCTTTTGTATGATCGATCATTTTGTGATCAAATGGAAGAAGTATTGGATACGGGCTTCTTTGAATTAAGATATCTCCAGCTTTTTACGCAGAAGGTCTTTGATTATAGAAAGAAGTACGGTGTCCACCCGAGCAATGATATCTTAACTTCTATTTTTAGAACGGAACTAGAAGATGAGAACACTGTTCTTCAAAAGCAAGTGCGCGATTTCTTTGCCCGGGCCCGGGCCACCGCAGAAGTAGAAGACAAAGAATACATTCAGTCCACAGCATTAGACTTTTGTAAAAAACAAGTCTTAAAAGATGCGATTATGAAATCTATTCCGCTGATCAATCGATGCTCCTTTGAAGAGATACAAACACTTATCACCAACGCCCTGAAGCTGGGGACGGATAATGATTTTGGCTATGATTATATTAAAGACTTTGAAGAACGCTTCTTATTCAAGAGCAGGAATCCTATCTCTACTGGATGGCCGAAGATTGATGAGATCACCCATGGCGGCTTTGGCACCAGCGAATTAATTGTAGTAGTTGCTCCCACTGGAGCGGGCAAATCTCACGTCCTCGTACACCTTGGGGCCCACGCTTTAAAACAAGGTAAAAACGTGGTACATTTTACACTAGAATTGGCCGACATTGCAGTTGCCCAACGTTATGATGCGTGCATCACCGGTTTCAACTTAAGTACGCTTAAAGATCAAAAAGAAGCTATTTTAGATACCATTAAAAACGTGGATGGACAACTACTTATTAAAGAATATCCTACAAAGTCTGCAACGACTTTGACTCTGAAAAACCACTTAGAAAGAATTAGACAGAATGAGATGGAAGTAGACATGATCATTGTGGATTATGGAGATCTCTTGCGCCCTGTTAAGAGTAGCAACGAGAAGCGTCATGACCTTGAATCCATTTACGAAGAGTTGCGCGGTATGGCGCAAGAGTTTGATTGTCCCATCATCACAGCCTCCCAAACAAATCGTAAAGGCCTGAATGAAGAAGTCATTACGATGGAGTCTATCTCCGAAGCGTTTAATAAATGTTTCGTCGCCGATTTTATTTTTAGTTTGTCTCGTACAACTACAGATAAGAACTCAAATATCGGAAGAGTGTTTATAGCTAAAAACCGAAGCGGACCGGATGCTCGTATCTATTCTATTTTTATGGACCCGGGAAGTGTTTCTATTAAAATTTTAGAACAAGAAGAGGTAGGCAACTTTCAACGCAATGAAAAAGCGCAAGAACAAAAGCGAGATTTAAACGAAGCGAAAAAATTATTTAAGAAGATGAAAGCTATGGTAGCAGAGGATTAATATATGGAAGAAGACTTAACACGACAAATTTTATCCGACATTACAGTGCATATGAAATACGCTCGTTATCTTCCTAAAAAAGAAAGACGCGAAACGTGGAGGGAGTTGGTTACGCGTAATAAAAAGATGCATATCAAAAAGCACCCTCATTTAAAACAAGAAATCAATGAGGCCTATGAGTTTGTGTACGATAAGAAGGTACTTCCTTCGATGCGTTCCCTTCAGTTTGGAGGGAAGCCGATTGAAGTGGCCCCCAATAGAGTATTTAATTGCGCTTATCTACCCATCGATGATTGGCGCGCCTTTAGCGAAACGATGTTTCTGCTGCTCGGAGGGACAGGCGTGGGATACAGCGTACAGAAACACCACGTAGAGGAACTACCCGAAATTCAAAAAGCCAATAAAAACCGCAGCCGCCGTTTTTTAATAGGTGACTCCATTGAAGGGTGGGCCGATGCGGTAAAGGCTTTGATGCGGAGTCACTTTTCGGGCACCCCTCACGTCCGGTTTGACTATAGCGATATTCGGCCCAAAGGTTCACGCTTGGTTACCTCGGGGGGGAAGGCACCAGGCCCACAGCCCTTGCGAGAGTGTCTGGTTAAGGTCGAGGGGATGTTGCAATTAAAAGAAACGGGCGACAAGCTCACACCCATTGAAGTACATGATATCATATGCCACATTGCAGATGCTGTACTGGCTGGGGGGATTCGACGAGCCGCTCTTATTTCTTTGTTTAGTGCTGACGACGATGAGATGATCGCAGCTAAGACGGGACGTTGGTGGGAAAAAGATCCTCAACGCGGGCGCGCCAACAATTCGGTAGTGTTAATGCGTCACCGTATCACCCGCTCTTACTTCAATGAATTATGGGAACGAGTAAAAGCTAGTGGCGCCGGAGAACCGGGCTTCTATTTTACTAACGATAAGGACTGGGGCACCAACCCCTGTTGCGAGATCGCTCTGCGCCCTTACCAATTTTGTAATCTAACTGAAATTAATGCGAGCGATATCTCTTCCCAAGAAGAGTATGAAGACCGTGCGCGCATCGCAGCTTTTATTGGCACCCTTCAGGCCAGCTACACGGACTTCCATTATCTCCGAGATATCTGGCGTCGCAATACGGAACGCGATGCACTTATTGGCGTGAGCATGACGGGGATTGCATCTGGTAAAGTTTTAAAACTAGACATGACAGCAGGAGCAGCCGTCGTCAAAACAGAGAACAAGCGTGTCGCGGCCCTGCTCGGGATCAAACAGGCAGCACGAACTACGTGCGTCAAACCTGCGGGAACTACTTCTTTGACACTAGGAACATCTAGCGGCATTCATGCATGGCATAACAAATACTATATCCGCCGCATCCGAATCGGCAAGAACGAAGCAATTTATACTTATTTAAAAATCTATCATCCCAATTTAATAGAGGATGAATTTTTTAGAGCCCATGACACGGCAGTCATCGGCATTCCTCAAAAGGCTCCTTATGGAGCCATCACTCGCCACGAGTCAGCCCTCGATTTGCTAGAAAGAATCAAACAAACGAGCCAAGAGTGGGTATTACCGGGCCATAAAAAAGGACAAAATACCCACAATGTTTCAGCCACTATTAGTGTTAAAGACCGTGAATGGGACACTGTAGGCGAATGGATGTGGAAAAATCGTTCTTGCTACAATGGAATAACTGTGTTACCATATGATGGTGGGACGTACAAACAAGCCCCATTTGAAGATTGTGCAAGAGAAGAGTACGAACGATTGGCGGAGACCTTGGAAAAGATTGATTTAACACGTGTTATTGAAATTGACGATAACACCGATCTCACCGGTGAACTCGCATGCGCAGGCGGCGCATGCGAAGTAATATAAACCAAAACAATACGGAGAAAAAATGGAATTTGAACCTTTTAATCGGTTTCTATTGGTAGAGAAGGTAGAAGCCGTGGATCCTAAACAAGACAGAACAAAATCAGCTATTTTAGTTCCCGATGAATATGTCATCCAAGAACTGCATGGACTCTACAAAGTTTTAAAAGTGTCTGAAGACTGCGAAAAACTGGACGAAGACGCCGTGGGCAAAACTATTATTGTTAACTCTTCTATGGTAGAGAAAGTTAACGTTTCTAATCAAACTTATTCTTTAATTTTAGAAAATTATATTTACGGTATATTTAATAACATTTAAAAAAGGAGAAATTAATGTTAGTAGAGCTTTTATGTGTGGTAGTGTTAAATATGGGATTGCCCAATGCTCAATTGGCTTGCGATCATATGGAAGATGTGGTAGAGGCGGCCGATATCAATCGGATAGATCCCGCGATTTTGATTAGCCTGATCCATCACGAAAGTCGGTGGAAGACCAACGCGGTCAGTCCACGCGGCGCATGCGGGTTGACGCAAGTACTCCCCAAATATACACGGAACCCCAAGTTGACGTGTAGACAACTCAAAAACCCCCAAACCTCGATTCATGCGGGGGCCAACGCGTTGGCCCGGTGGCTAGAGAAGGCCCAGTATACCCAGTCTCGCGCTTTGTGCGCTTATAATGCTGGCTATAGTTGTGGCAAACGATATAGGAAAGGCCATGGCGGCTGGCGCTATTCGCGC